CGAGGAAAACGAATAGAACAAATGGTGTAAAAGAACAAATTTCAAATCAAAAGTTGATTCAGATATCTAATAAAATAGGTGACCTGGTTATTAGCAGCGGGCTGTCATATAACCAGGCGAAAAAAGTTTTTGATATTACTTTAGAAGCATTAAATGATGTTCCCTATTCTTTAAGTCCTTGTATCGATGAATAGTGTTGTACTTCAAAAGAAAAACCTGTTTGCGGATAAATGAGTTCATCATCGTCGGAATAGCTTTCTGGGACAAGACTAAGTTCTCTTATTCCGTTTAATATATGTGCAGAATATTCGGGTTTAACTTCGGAAGTGCAATTAGGACAAATAATTTTAGTGCAATTGATTGATTCAGGTCGAAGTTCAAATTTGCACATGCACTTATGACATTTTATTTTGATTTTGAAATCCATGGGTAATTTCTCCTTCCTTTTGTACTCGGCGCTGCAACGCCTGTATGGAAAGTATATCACTAGGGAGATAAGGAAAACAAGTATATTAACGGTTCTCATTTACCCATTGAGAAGCTGTTGGAGTAGGAGGTGAGGTAAATGCCGAGATTGAAAGTTAGTTCATCTGAAGAATCCAGTAGAGTGGTTCGCGCATGTATCAATGGCAACATGGCATTATATAACGTGAGTGAAGATCAAATGGCCGTTAAGATGGGGGTTACAAAGCGTACGGTGCAAAATCGGCGCGAAGATCCCAGAAACTATACGCTGGAAGAATTGTGGACGCTCTCCAAAACCCTGAAATTAACGCCGGTACAGGCAGCTAGCATTGTTCTGGGAAGGTCACTAACCAGTAAGGAAATTAAAGAGTTTATTTTGATGTAGGAGGTGATTAGAATGGCAAAGATTAAGAACTATGACGGCCGGACAGGCATGGAGCTGTCTTATGTGGCAGTGCAGGCAACCAGGCCAAAGAAGAAAACTGTGGACTGGGTAGGCATCACGGAGACATTTATAGTCGGTGGCATGTGGGTGATAGTCTTCATGATGCTTGGGGCTGCGCTTGTGGTCCAGGTGCTGTGATGGCTGTGTGGAAAGACCAGTGCGGTACTTGCATCAAGAAGAATCGGTGTATGGAAAGAAGCCGCTTACAGGCATGCAGAGATTACATAAAAAAGGACCCAGGCAGCGGCAACTGCGATAGGTCCAAAAGAAAAAATTGTACACCCTCATTATACGGAGGGAGAAGGAGAAAAGCAAGATGGTAAAAACGAAGATTACACTGGATGACGGAAGAGTAAGAAAAATTGAAGACTGTGAACTGGTTGTGGCAATCGGTTTGGGTTCCAAGAAAGAAGAGCAGCAGATTCAGTTAGCTGTAATGGGTGGCAAAGGATTAAGAAGTTCTGCGATGATTCAAGGTTTAGCAGATGCTACGGTAGATGCGATTAATACTCTTGCAGAAGACGATTATCATGCAATTGCTATGTTGACAACTTTTATGGAAAAAGTTGGGGAAAGCTGCAAAGCAAAGATGTTAGAAAGGCTTACGAATGGTGACTAAAAAGCTGTTTAACAGCCGGGAAGAGTGGCTGCAGGGAAGAAAGAACCATATAGGCGGTTCGGATGCGGCTGCCTGTGTTGGAAGAAATCCATATAAGAACAACGTGCAGTTATGGGAAGAAAAGGTTGGACTGGTGCTTCCGGAAGATATTTCTGATAAAGATTACGTCCAGTATGGAACTGAGGCGGAGAAGTATCTCAGAGCATTGTTTGTACTGGATCATCCGGAATACAAAGTTTCCTATGATGAAAATAACATGTTTATCAATTCAAAATATCCCTGGATGCACGCTTCTCTGGATGGAGAACTTCTGGACAGTACCGGACGACATGGGATCCTGGAGATCAAAACATCCAATATCCTGTGGTCTTCCCAGTGGGAGAAATGGAGAAAAGGGATCCCGGATAACTATTACTGCCAAGTCCTTCATTATCTGGCGGTAACAGAATATGACTTTGTAGTATTAAAAGCCCAGCTGAAGAGCTGGTATGGAGAAGAAATGCGCCTTGAAACGATAGAACGATTTATAGAGCGCGAAGAGGTGGAAGATGATATCTGTTTTCTGGTAGATGCAGAACGCAGGCTTTGGAACTGTGTAGTTACAGGGACAAGCCCAAACAGAGTCCTTCCACCATTACAGTAAAAAGGAGAACAGACATGTTGGAATTGAAAGTTTATAACCCGGAAGACAGCTTCTTAAAGCGGATCGAGTGGAATTATGAAGAGCTTAAAAGCTATATAGAGCCTATTTCTGCGGAATATGCAGCATCTGTTTATACAGATGACATGATCAAAAAGGCTAAAGAAGACAGAACAAAGTTAAATAAGTTTAAAGATGCGTTGGAAGCAGAGAAATCCAGAGTACGCAAAAAGGTTATGGAGCCTTATGAGACCTTCCGTTTAGAAGTTGATGATCTTACAGCAATTATCAAAAAAGCGATCGATAACATTGACGGCCAGGTCAAAGGCTATGAAGAGCGCTTATGTGAGGAAAAGACAGCCAAGGTCAGGGAATTCTATGAGGATAACATCCATGACATTGGCAAGTATCTTCCGTTTGAACGTGTGATGCAGCCAAGATATTCCCTTGTTTCTACTTCCATGAAATCCATTAAGGAAGAGATCCTGGCGCTGATCCAGAAGGTAGATGAGGGCCTGGCTATCTTAAATGAAGTGGACAGCCCTTATGCCGGTGATATGAAGAAAGTCTTTTTAGAGACTTATGATATTGGTGCTGCCATGGCGAAAAGGAACCAGCTGGAAGCAGAGGAACAGAACCGCAGGATGTATCAGGAAGATCTGGCAAGAAGAAAGGCAGAGCAGGAGGCACAGCGGAAAGCTGCAGCTGAGAAGGTAATGGCAGCCGGAAGACAGGAGCCGGTACAGGCAGCTCCAGCAGAACCGGTTAAGACAGAAGAGCCAAAAATGGAGACTGTGGAAGAGCCGGTCAATGTGATCGATTTTAGGGTCTATGCCACCAGGGAGCAGCTGATGAAGTTAAAAGGATTTTTAAAAGAAAATAGCATCCGGTTTGAACCGGTTCCAAAACAGTAAGAGGAGGATATAGAAATGGCAGTAGCAAATAAGTTGGTTAATAAGCCGGTACAGAAGGTAGAGACTACAAAGTATATGGCAAACGGTATGCAGGTAACGCTTACTCCTGGAACAGTAAAGAATTATCTGATCAGTGGGGATAAGGACAGAGTATCTGATCAGGAAGTAGCAATGTTTATTAATCTGTGCCGCTTTACCGGTCTTAATCCATGGCTTCGTGAAGCGTACTGCATCAAGTATGGAAATGAGCCTGCTACTCTGGTAGTTGGAAAGGACGCATATTTCAAGAGGGCAGAGGCACATGCAAGCTATGACGGCATGGAAGCAGGTATCATTGTCCAGAACGAAGAAACAGGTGAGATTAGTTACAGACAGGGAACGTTGAAGCTTTCCGGTGAAATATTAGTGGGAGGCTATGCAGAAGTATTTCGCAAAGACAGAAGTCACAGTTTCCGCATGGAGGTTTCTTTTGATGAGTATGCAGGTAAGAAGAAAGACGGAAGCCTTAATTCGCAGTGGTCCAAGAAGCCTGCAACCATGATCCGGAAAGTTGCAGCAGTGCAGGCATTAAGGGAAGCTTTTCCGCAGTCATTTGCAGGCATGTATGTAGCGGAAGAAATGGGAGCTGCAGAGCCGGAGTATGCAGCAGGAGATGTGATTGATCCGCAGACACAGCCGGTTATTGAAGAAAAAGCAGATGTGCAGCAGCCTGTTCCTTCAATGCCACAGCCACAGATGGATGCAGCTGATGACTTTTTCAATTAGAAAGCATGATAGAAAGGAGGTGATCAAGGCATGGCGATAACATTTGATAGCATTGGCAATGGCGGGCTGCAGGAGAAGTTCAACATGGCCCTGAGACAGATCGGAAGGAACATCCTGGATCCGAACATGGATCCGGAAGCTGCCAGGGAAATGACGATCAATATCAAGTTCAAACCGGCCGGGCGTGGGAACCTGAAGGTAGAGTATAACGTGAAGCCGAAACTGGCCGGATTTAAGAAAGCGGAGACCATGTTCCTGGTGGGACAGGACTCCAGTACGGGCCGTATTGATATGTCAGAGCCGGGAAGCAGGCTTCCACAGGTCAATCCGGTACAGGAGATCCCTGCAGCTGCTTATGAAGAGGTCAGCCCCGGCAGAAGGGTGGATCCGGAGACCGGTGAGATCTTTGAGGACAGAAGGAACGGGCCGATCGACTTAAGAAGACAGCAGGCATGATAAAAAAGATAAATGAGTAAAGGAGAGATGATCGATGTTAGAAGGTTTAAAAGATGCCCTGGAGCATGTGGAAGATCTTGCCAGGGAAAATGAGAAAACAGAAGTAGTGGAGATCTGCGGCCATACATATGCCAACAAGACACTGAGAAGATATGATACGGCTAATTATGCCGATCCTGTAAAGGCCACGACCCTTTCAGCACTGGCAGATTACATCGTAAACTGCAGGGAAGAGTTTACGGAAGGCAGAAGGATGATCATCCATGTAGTAAGTCCTACAAAAGTCAGGCTGATGTCTGCCCTGGATGGGGAACGTAAAAGAGAGGTCCTGTTTGAAACAGATGCCCAGGTTTCCGGCTTCCACTTTGACCAGTGGTACGACCAGGAAAACTTTATGATCAGCCTGCAGGCTAACTTTGCAAAAACAGCGGATCTGGATGCAGTGCTCCTGCTTGCCGGAAATATTGAAAGAAAGAATGAACAGACCTATTCCGATGACGGTTGTACCCAGGTGGCAACTATGACTGTGGGAGTAGCAGCCAAGGCAGATGCGATCGTACCAAACCCGGTCCAGTTAAGACCTTACCGTACCTTCCAGGAAGTAGAACAGCCGGTCAGCCAGTTTGTATTCCGTATTGGAGACAGAGGCACACCAGAATTTAAGCTGGTGGAGGCAGAGGGCGGCATCTGGAAGACAGAAGCAGTAAGAAAGATCAAAGATTATCTGGAGTTAGTCCTGTCAGAACAGGATATGGAACTCAGAAACCGCATTACTATCATCGGATAATCCGTTGTGTTTGAAAAAGCTTGTTTTATTACCTTGAAGGTCAGTTTTATATGTCACGATATTAAATGACCAGAGGTGTTGTACCTGAAGGGGCGGACCATGAACCCAATTCGCTGACCGCCGCCCCTTTTTAAAGAAAGATGAGGATCGTTATGGGAAAATCACAACGGGAAAAAGGAAAACGCGGAGAAAGAGAACTGGCCGGAAAGTTAAGAGATCACGGCTATGACTGCCGCAGAGGGCAGCAGTTCTGCGGGATCAGCGGTGACGCGGATGTGATCGGTCTCCCAGGCATCCATATAGAATGTAAGAGAGTGGAACGGCTCAACCTCCAGGAAGCCATGGAACAGTCAAAAAGGGACACCAGGACCGGGGAAAAGCCTTGTGTATTCCACCGCAGGGACCGGTCAGAATGGCTGGTCACCATGAGATTAGAAGACTGGATCCAGCTCTACAAAGAGTGGGAGGCTGGACAGCAGATAACGGAAGGAAAGGAAAATGCCAAGACAGCAGAAGCCAGGTCTT